GTAGTTTCTTCCAAATCTTCTTCATCAACAATAGTCAAAGTTAATTGCAAACTGAAAGCTAAGTAATCAGCAATCTCATCTAATTGTGTATCTAATGGCTTACCTGGTTGTTTCTTCCAATTTTTAAAAAACTCAAGTGTGTTAACCCACTCCGCAAATTCAATAATCATACTAGCTACTGTGTCATTTAAATTTCTGGTTGGTATTCTATCGTCGAACTCCTTTTGTATTTGTAATAACTCTTGTAATTGATCAATTGTTAATGTGTTATTCATTTTCCTGTTCCACCTCTACATTAATTTCAAATTCATCACAATCAAATGGCACTTCCATTCTCGCAATATCATGAGCCTCAAATTCTGCTTCTTCTAAACTTTCAGCCTCGATAGCCTCTTCAATCATGCCTGTATATGTGATTTGAACATTAAATTTTTTCATTCTCCAGTTCCTCCTTGTATTCATAGATAACTTGACTTACCATAATCCCTATTGCTTCATCTAGTTCTAGCGCTCCTTTAGTCGGACTTTGAGTAAAGTTATTAATGTCTTCAAGTAGTCTGTCAAACGCTTGCGCTTTCTTATACACGTCCTCAATCTCTTTTAGCAATCCCTCTGTGTCATTGCCGTTATACGCACTAGCACTGATCACTGATTGTTCAATTTGTTCGCGATTATTCATTAGTGTCATCCTCCATAAAAATTTTATTGTTTAATTCCATTCCAAATTTAACTCTTTCATCATCGTTGCCGAATTCGTTTATTAAATCTTTTTCAACGCTCTTGCAATACCTATCCCATGCGCTTGCTTTCTTCTCCAGTTCTTTGTTACAATCTCGTAACTTCGCTATATCCCCAATAAGCTCATCTCGTTGCTTCTTGTACTCTTCACGATCTTTTAATGCTTTGTGAAGTTTATCTAATAACTTGTTAAAGTTAGTACAAAGATTTTTATATTGTTCATCTGATAAGGTGAACGTCATCTCATAACCTCCAATAGCATCTCATTTTCAAAAATATTTCCAACAATTTCAATAATATCGTCATTTTCACTTAGTAATTCAGTTACATTGCTAAAAGTTATATAAAAGGCTCCTTCTTTAAACTCGATAAAACTTACTTCTCTCGAATAACAATCTTGAACAATATCCCCTTCATAAATCTCCACACCGTGCACATCTTTAAATCCTGTGTATTGTAATAGTTTTACTTCATTGAAACTTTTATAACCTGTTGAAATCAAAATGTACCCACTATTAAAATCGATTTCGTCAATAATACTCATAACTTTTTTATCTTTATCCCAAGCTTTAAATTTCAACATCATACTAGCAACTCCCCATCTTTCCAGATTAACGTCATAGTTAGGTCGTCGTTTAAGATATAGAATGCTTTAGTAGGAAAAATATTGTCGTCTTCAAAACGTTCGTTCAAACTGATACCTTTGTGTAATGCGGATTTATAGACTCCTTCTTGAATCTCATATACCTCTAACAACCTATCAAACTTAGTCTCTTCCGTTACTTCTTTTTCAATATCAACTATGAAGGGGATATCAATTGGAATAAAACTTGACGTCGAACACTTATTTGTATTTGGATGAAAACGAACGAATCCATCACTAAATCCTGTTGAAAAAAATATTTTTCCTTGTGATAGATCCGGATTTTCTCGCGCCCATTTAATTAATTCATCTAATCTCATTTCTTTTTTAACTTTGATTTTCATTGTTATATCTCCTCTTGAACAGTAAATTTATCGTTAATTGATACATATCCAGTCACATTACATAAGATGCTATCAACATGAAAAGTCACAAAACAGTTGCGCTCAACATCATTTGAATAGAATCTTTTATTACCTGATAACTTGGGGTTATCCCAAGCCCATTGGATAAGTTCAGGTAAATTCATTTCTTTTTCAATTTTGATTTTCATTGTTTCCGCCCTTTTAAAATAAAGTTAGTTGCTTCTGTTCCTCATATTCCAAATCACTTTGCTTTATATATGTTTCAAGCTCTTCCGCTGTATCAAATGTCTTTTTCACACCTTGCCAACCTGGCACGATATGACCGTGAAAGTAATAAGTGCCATTTACTACATGGATATGTGCCACTCGTTCGTTATCCTGATACAGATATCTCTTAGATCCGAAAAAATGTTTTAAGTATTCTTTACGTCCGCTATCTGTCATGGTCATCACTCCCACAAGTCAAATACTCTATCGACGTAAAACTTCGCCTTTGCTAAATCCTCATGACCATTCTTTAACGGTGCTCTAGACAAGTATTTAATTGCATTACCTATTGCGAATGCTAATTGTGGTGGGTACTGTGCCGTAACTTGTTCAATAAAATCTATAATTTCAATATCTCCGTATGTGTAATGTGCAGGTTGCTTAACATTGTCTTGTATTTCGTTCATATCTACTTTTCTGTTACTGATTATGCTCATTATGCTTCACTCCATTTCTTGAACATTTGCTTATAAGTGACATCAAACCAGTACGGATCACGAGAATGTTTTTGAGGCGTTCCATCATAAAGCCATGGTCTCAACCTTCTCTTTCTTTCTTCTTCATATTCAGCTCTCACATTTCGTTGGTATAGGTTCAAAATCGCTTTTTTTCTAATTTTTTCTCTCTCTTTTTCTTCATCTTTTATTTGACTCTTCATATATTCAACTTCATCTTTAGATTTTGAGTCTTTTCTTCCACACAATAATTCATCGCCGCGCATTTTATGTTTGTATCTATATCTAAGAAGTTCTGGAGATATATGATATTTTTCTGAAACTTCTCTCAATGTCATTAGTTTTCCTTTGATACGCACTCTTATAGCTTTTCTTCTAGCCATCATTCCACCTCTAAATCTAAAACCTTGATATTTATAACGTTATATTTTAATAGTTCACCTGGATTATTAAATAAATAGTCCGCCAAATTCTCTTTTTCTTTATCAATCTGATTGTAATTAACACTTTCAACTTCTGTAGGAATTCTAATGTCAACAGAAGCATTGATATAAGCTTGATGTTGCATGCAATCACACCCCTAATCCTTCATATAAAACGGAGAAGTAAATCCGTCACTATTCAAATTCAATCCTTTTGCCCAATCAACAGGCTTATTCATGATAGTCTCGATTTCCTTAAGTCCATTTGAACCTCTAGGTATTTCTACAATTACTTCATCATGGACATGACCAACTATTTTAAAACCTGATGCTTCAAGCCTAGCTATAGAAATCGCAAGTAAATCCCTTGCAGTTGCTTGAACAATATTCTCGACTAACTTCCCACCATATGTTTTTAACTTTGACCATTTACGGTTAAGATCTAAGCCCATAAATTCAACAACTTGACTACCCCAACTATTTTCACCAACTGAAGCTTTTGGATAAGCTAAAGCTCTTCCACTAGGTAGTTCAATCATTAGAAAGCCTTTTTTCATGTAAAATCTAAGTCCATGTGTATGGTGCGTCTTTCGAGATTTTACAGTATTAATTGCAGCCTCTTGGCAAGCCTTCCAAAAATTAACTATGTTAGGATTTGCGTTACGCCAACTATCAACTAAACCTTGTAACTCGTTTTCTTCAATGCCCATTTCCAATGCACCCATTGCTTTTAAAGCTCCAGCGCCACCTTGATAGCCTAAAGCTAATTCGGACACTTTTCCTTTTTGTCTGAGAGGGTCGCCTTTAGTTATGCTTTCTACCGGGACATTAAACATTTGAGAAGCCGATGCTTCATATATCTTTCCGTGTGTGTTGAACACATCTAAACGCCATTGTTCTTTTGCATACCATGCTATGACTCTTGCCTCTATTGCAGAAAAATCACTTACTGCTAGTTCATTACCTTCTTCAGCAGTAAATGTCGTCCTAACTAATTGACTTAATAAGTCTTGAGGATGAACATTGAGTAATAAATCTAAATCGTCAAAACGTTGTTCTTTAATAAGATCTCTTGCTATTTCTAATTCAGTATCTGAAATATAATGCTTTGTTAAATTCTGAAGTTGTACACCTCTACCTGCCCATCTTCCAGTACCGGCACCGTAAAATTGAAACAGACCTCTTACCCGTTCATCACTGCACATCATATCATGCATTTTGTTGTATTTTTTCACACTGGTTTTAGACATTTGCAATCTAATTTCTAGCATTTTTTTAGCTTTTCCTGTTGCTTCTTTTAAGTACTCCTGAACCGTTTTCTTTTGTAAATTAGGTATATCTAATCCTTGGTCATCCTTTAACCAAGCCAATAATTGTGTAGGACTATTAGGATTTTCTAAACCTGTTATATGTTTAGCTTGATTAAGCAATTCTTCTTTACTCTGCTTATCGAGCACATTAGCTCCTAACATCAATGATTTAGAAAGCTTAATACCTCTGTCGTTTATATGTTGGTCAAAAACCCAATATGCTTGTTCAATTGCAGTTACTGGAAAGTCTTTAATTTTATGAGCAATCGTCATTTCTACTTCTACATCTCGAATACAGTAATCTATAAATTGTTGCCATTTTTCAAGATCATGTTCAGGCAAGTTTCTTGTTCTTCCTCCATTAACTTTTGTTGGTTTACAAGGTATAGAGAAATAACGAATTAAATTTTTACCTGCTTTATCTTTTTGGTTTTGTAGTCTTAAAACTTCTCCAACTTTATCAAGCGAAGCAGGTAAGCCAATACGCATTGAATTAACCATTGTGCAAATCCATTCTTCAGGTGGCATCTGTTTATTAAAATGTTTAGCAAGACAAGTTCTTTCGAAATTAGCATTGAATGCATACTTTTTTACAGCAGGATCAAAAAGAGCAATTTTAAACGTCTCAAAATCAGCGTGGAAAGGCTCATTATCTACTTTAGTCATGTCAATCGCACTAATCGCTCCACCATCTATTGAATAAGCTATAATTAAAATTTCGAAATCTTCAGCTTCTGTGTATTTATAGGCACCACATTTCGAAATATCATTACTGCTATATGTTTCAATATCTATATTCATAAATCTCAAATTCTTGACACCTCAATTTCTTTAAAATTAAAGTGGGGCTAAAACCCCACCTATTGACTTATAAGAAATCCTCATCATCAGTGTCTAATTCATCGAAATCATCTTCTGCTGCACTTGCACCGCCAAGAGGTTCGCCTTTTTCTACAAGTTGAATGTTGTTCAATCCAACTGCGATACCCTTATTGCCATTTGTGTTGAATGGAAATAGATTGATTGAAGCTCTAATATAATCACCACTTACAACAGTTCCAGAATCCGTTAATCTAATTTTGTTTTGGTCAATAATACCAGGTGCTTGTTTGCTTGATGCGTTAATAAAATAAGCGTCTTGATAATTGACATCATCTTCTCTTTCAGTATCTCCATCACGTAATGGAAGTTTCAGATTTGCAGGAACTTTGCCTCCAAACTTACTAACTTTTCCTTCTTCTTTAGCAGCTTCTATAGCTTGTTCAATGGCTTTTATCGTACTTGTATCTGATTTAGGAATGATTAAACTGATTGAATACTTTGCTTCTTGCCCTTCTTGCATACTGTGAGGTTCAAAAATATGTGCATATGATGCTCTTACTTTTCCTGTAATCACTTTAGTTTTATTTAATACTTTTGCTTTCATGTTTATATACCGTCCTTTTTAATTTTTATAGTTTGTCAAAATCATCTTCAGCAGATTGCTTTATAGCTGGTCGTTTATCAGACTCGGTAGCAAGTGTTAATTTACCTTGTGGCTTTTCTATAAAGCCTTCTGCAATTTTAGAAAATGCTTTTTTGCCGATTAATTTTTCTAAATTCGTAATGCTAAGTAACTTGGTTTCTGTAATATCTTCAGGTTTATAACCCGCTTCAACTAACTTTTCAAGCGTTGCATTTGTATCAGTTATCATTCTTCGCGAGCGACCTTCTACAAGCTTCCAACCAGGATAGTTTTTATCATTTTCTTTCGCTTGATTTAGTGCATATTGTTCTACTTCATCAGCCCATTTTTTGATATCAGGCAGTTTATATAAAAGTTCTGCAATCTCTTCATCACTTAACAAATGTGGTGGCTTTTGAGGCACATTTTGCATGTATTCTGCACGTGTTCTACATGAATGATTTATCTTACAGAATCTACAATGACTACCTGCTTTAAACTCTCCTCCACCGTTATAAGCAAGTCTGGCTAATGGTTTAACAAAATCGGTTCCCCATTGAAGTAATCTTGATATTGGTAACTCTTCAGTAGAAAAGTTATCTATTCGTGGTTGTATGATAGTCATGCGAACTGTATGAATGTCATACATTAAACTAAGCAGTTCATATGCGCCCAAGCCATATAATCTAAGTTGAGGATTATCTATAGCTGAAACTTCAATGCCTTTACCGTATTTAAGGTCAATAATTTCAAGTACACCACCTGAAAATATAATGACATCACCAGTACCAAAAGATTCAGGGACGTATTTACCTAAATCCAATTTTGTTTCAAATAAAGCTATTACATCGTCATCTCTACTCAAAGCTTCGTTATATTTTTCTTCTACATTAGCTACGTACTCTTCAACATATTCGCGCAACTCTTCACTGTAATATTGATTTCGCTTATAATTTTGAAAAGCTTTATTAAACTCAAACTGTGTTAGGCCTTCATATTTAAGACTGAAATATAACTCACTTAACTCATGAGCGAATGTACCTTCTTCAGCAAAAACTGAACTTTTATCTGCAATACCTTCACTTGCCTTAATACTCGGTGGACAGTTTAGCCATTGTTTTGCTCCACTTGCACTAAGCTTTGCATGAGCTCTATTTGAGTGATCTAGCTTCATGCATTTATTCTCGCATTCATAAAATCAACAATTTTTTCATAATGCTCTTCTTTGATAGTAGATAGCTTATCCGCACCAAGTTCGTTAAGTTTATTTCTAAATTCTTTCTTATCAGAAGTGTCTGCTTTTTTAAGGAACTCTTTTCCTACTGATAAAACATAATCTTTAGTCAAATCAGCAGAAGTTTCCTTAACTTCTTCAATTGATTCCAGTTGAGCTGTTTCTTCTTTTGGCATTGGTGCTTCTTTAACTTTCTCTTGTACAATTGATGAATCTACAGTTGATAGTTCAGTGTTTAACACACGTAAGTTCTTATTTAATAGTTTTAATTCTTCAAAAATACCTTCTAATACTGCCATTGATTAACTCCTCCTTAAAATTGGTTAGCTAGACGAATCATTAACTTGATACGATCTTCTATTTCTCTAGGGTCATCACTTTGTTCATTCAATCTTGCTAACAATTCAAATTGCTCTTCTAAAATTTCTTTTTTACGTTCGACGACAGTTAAATGTAATTGTGCTTCGATAACACGCCATTTTCCCCAACTTTCCATTTCAACCTTTCCTTTTTTCTTAAGTCTCGAAAGTGTGGATTTTGCATGTGTTTTCGATACTCCAAAAACTTCAACTACATCATCAGGATTGAAATTGTCATATGTTGCAAAATGTGATAGTATTTTTTGTTGTAAGGTCATATTAATAACTCCTTATATAATTATTTAAGACAAATGCTTATCTTTAACTGTTACTTGTTGTCGCAAGTAGCAGTTTTTTTATTCTTCATAAAAGTACTCTTTATAGAATATGAATGTTGCGATACTTGCGAATCCTGCAATTGACCACGCTGTAGTGAAGTATAGAAACGGCATGAGTACAATCGCTAAGACCGTGAAGCATAGCACTGCTATTAGGTAGCTTTTATATGTGTCGCTCATTTGATAATCCTCCTAATACCATTTTTTATGCTTTCTGATCAAATACTCTTCCAATTTAGAAATATTAATCAGAGTGCCTGTTGCTGAATAATCAATGTATAAATTTTCTACACCTAAATTATCTTCACGGTAATATTTCAACCAGTTGTATACTGTACTTCTACATACTCCAAACAATTGATGGATTTGTGTAGGTGTTGCGTATAACTTTTTCACAAATTTTTCTTCGCCTCGATATGTGTTTTCTGGTGTTGGTGGTATTATGATTTTTGGCATCTCTATCACTCCTTTAGATAAATGTTAAAGTTTGTTATTATTCGCCCTGTATTGAAGTTCTCTATCTAATGCATAGAAAACTTTGTTTATTTCTAAGTAGCTGTAATCACTTTTTTTAATAAGCTCTAATATTTCCGCTCCTAAGTTACGTTCCTTTTCCGTTAAATAGGATGAAGAAGCATCAGCTTTGCTAGAAACTTGTGGGACGCCTATACGCAATCCTTCTGATCTTGTGTTCATTTGTTTATGCTCCTTTCGTGTATAATGTTGTTATCACCTCCTTAGGTTGATAACATGCCCTTGATATCTGATGAATTTGATACACTTACTAAAGACCAACAATATATCTTGTCCGTACTCTACAAAGATTATTTAGAATGTGTAAAGTTAGGTTCGGTTAAATTAACCTGCAATAATTTTGGAAGTGCTAAAGATATACATACAAAGTATTTTCAAAAACTACATTTCGAAGATGTAAAATACGATTTAAATAAACTTAAAAACTCTGGGTTCCTAAACGGCGTGTATGCTAGTAACACTATTTATCATGTAACAATTTCAGACAAGACTGTTGTTTACTTTGAAAATGAGTTTAAAAACAATTTAAAAAGTATCATTGATAGCATTTCTAAAATTGCTTCAATAATTCCTGGTCTCTAGTTGGGTTTATAACTTCCCAATCATTTGCCATGAGGTCATCGGCTGAAGGTTGCCAATATCTGATAAGGTTTGTCCCATCGCTATTTGAAATGATGCATTGTAAAAAACTATCATTTGTTGGTAATATCTTAGTTCGATGACTTTCTTTCCAATCTTTCCGTGTCATAGAGACAAGATTTTTTGTAGCTATCTTAGTTGCTTCTTGAATGTTCATTTGTTATTCCTCCTTTTAAGATGTTTATGATCCTTTCTGCTATACTCCTGTTATGGAGGTGATAGGATGAAACTTAATCACGATTGCGTTAGACTCTTGCTCTTAGAAATAGAATCTAATAAGAAAATAGGTGAACCACTTACTCGACATAATTTCAACGATAATATTATTTTTGATAAATATGATTTTGAAACAGTAATGTACTCACTTTTAAAATTAGAAGAAGCTAAATTTATTTGTTGCGATCTGAAATTCATCGAAGGCAGGGTCGTTTCTTGGATTATTGATGACATCACTTGGTCTGGCCATGAATTTCTCGATAATATTAGAGACAATAAAACTTGGAACGAAGTTAAAAGAGTCGTTAACAAAACATCCAGTATGTCTCTTAATCTTATGGGGAAATTAGCTTTTCAATATCTTTCTCAAAAATTCAATCTAACTTAAATTCATAACCATCAACCAAGGCATATAAGTTATTATTTACGTATGGTATTTCTTCAATGGTGTTGTTGATGAAATGAGATCGGACCATCAGTTCATATCCGTCATTAATTTGAATATCTAATGGTCGCCTATTACCTTCTTCGTCATAGTAGTAATAGATGACTTTTTTGTTTTGAGCTTGCATTTGTCGTTCCTCCTTTAAGTTGTTTTGTTATATAATTTAGTTATCTCCCAGTGGAAGGAGGTGAAATTTATGGATTTAGAGAAAATTGCTCACGATATTACAATCTCGCTATTACCTAGAGCTCTAGATAGACATAAGATTCATAACGAATGGCAAGAAGTCGGTGATGACGTAATTGCATTCGCTAAAGATAGCGTTGCTCGTGACTATTTCAGCATTTACTCTTCTGTGTTATTGGGATTACAAGAAGAAGAAAAAAGCAGAAAAGATTTAGGATTGTAAGGCAATAGCGCACTTGATTACTTGCACTAATTAAGTGCGCTTATTTAATTAGATATTTCTTACCTTCTCTATCCGAGACCACTTTATATTTTTTTAATTTGCTTTCTTTCACTTTTAACCATTGATTTCCATGCCACACGTCAATTAAGTTTTCGTGTTTTTTATTGAATAGCCTTCTTAGTAGTTTCATTTGTTATTCCTCCTTTTAAGATGTTTGTTTTTGTTTTGTTGACATTTTGGAAACTCTGTAAGTAAAAAAAATACCGCACTTATCTTGTGGTAATTCTAACACTTCAATTACTTTTGCTAAATCGTCAACATTAATTCTAATATGTCCGTTTTCTTTTTTTGAATAAGTTCCTGGTGTCATTCCTAATTTTTTTGCCATATCAGAAATCGAAATGCCTTTAGCAATGCGCTCAGCTTTCATTCTTTTGACATTGAACTCATACATTTGCTCACCTCCGTTTTTTGAAGTTAACTCAATATTAAACTTAAGTTTCCTAATTGTCAACAAAAATCTCGAAAAATATTTTTTATTCTTTTAAAATGCTAGTTGTTTCCTATATGGAAAAGTGTTATTATACTGTTATAAATAAAACGGAGGTAAATTTGAAATGAGAACTTCAGCGGAAATAGGTAAATTAATCAAACAACTACGAAAAGAAAATAATGTGAATTTAACTGATTTTGCAACTAAGATAGGTGTCAATAAATCTACCTTATCCCGATACGAAAACGGTAGCAGAAAAATACCTATGGAGGATATAGCTGAAATTGCCAATGCATTGAAAGTTACCCCAGAATATTTACTATTAAAAAATAGACAACCAGAAAACGAAGTACAACATCGTGCAGCTCACCTTGAAGGAGAATTGACAGATGATGAATGGCAAAGAGTTTTAGATTATGCTAATTATATAAGAAGCAAACGTAAGTAAAGGATGTATCAGATGGGATTATATGAAGAAACTTTAATACAACATGATTATATTGAAATAAGAGAGGCTGATGTGCTTCCAGATAATTTGGATGGGGTATGGTTAGGAGATTTAATTTTAATAAAGCGTGGCTTATCAGATAGAGAAAAGGCAGGAATTCTCTTTGAAGAATTAGCACATAATAAACTTACATACGGTGATATAGCCGATTACTCGAAATTCAACAATCGCAAGTTCGAAAATTACGCAAGGCGACACGGCTTTATCTCAGCAGTCCCGTTACGCGAAATTGTGGAAGCTTACAATTATGGTGTACGTAACTTGTATGAGTTGTCTGAGTATCTGCAATTGAGTGAAGAATACATATTAGAAGCAATAGAACAATATAAAAAGATATATGGTATTGGGACTCACTACGGCGAATACTCAATTACATTTGAGCCATTGAGAGTTTTTAAATATAAAGAAATATAAACAAAGGAGAAATTAAAATGAAAAGATTATTAGGTTTAACATTAGCGAGTGCGTTAGTTTTAGGCGCTTGTGGTAGCCACGACGGCGATAAGAAAGAGGAAAGCAAAAAAACTGAAACAAAGAAAGATAACAAAGATAAAAAGAAAGAAACTAAAGAAAAAGCAGAAGCGAAAAAAGAAAATGCTAATCAAAACGATAACAATAATCAAGTAAACAACGAGAGCAACACAAACGTTAACAACGATCAACAAACCAATAGACCTTTAACTAAAGACGAAATATCACAAAGAGTAAAAAATGGTCACAATGTTAACGGCATGGTAGATGCAGATGGTAATACTTGGTACCAAGCACAAGGCGCAGGTGACGTTATAGGTTACACAAAACCTGATGGTACACAATGCACAGTTGGTGGTTGTGTCACACCTCAGCAACAAGAACAAATAAACGAAGCTAATTATAAAGAGATGGAAAAATATGGGTATTCTCGTGAAAAATACGATGCAATTCAAAAAGAAGCTTCTAAACTTCAACAACAAAAAGAAAATGGAGAAATAACAGCAGAAGAATTTACTAATAGGTATATAGAATTATACGACTAAGTATCTTACAATCAATTAATTGTATTGTGATTAATAACGTCTATTTAGTGATTTAATATAAATATAAACAAAGGAGAAATTGACATGAAAAAAGCAATCTTAACTTTAAGTCTTATATTTATTACCTACTACCTCACTTTTAAATATATGTGGATTAAAGAATTGAAGTATTAACAGCTTTTTATAGCCCTTTAATATAAAAATCAAAAAACGCCTACTAGTGTAGACGTTGAATGGTGGTGAGAATTTTATGGTAGATAAAAACAAAAAACAAGAAACTACTCGTAGTAACCCATTAAACAAAAGTTTTGAAAAGTCAGGCGCCAGCGAAAAATTAAAAAGCACTTTATCAGAAAAAGCTAAGAAAAAAGATTAGTATTCATTCATTAAATATAAATCCAATTTAATTTGTTGTTTAAGGTCTACAAGCGTATGTTTAATATACAATTCATCGTTTGACGGTAAATCAGATACTTTGAAATCTTGTCGCTCAACTTCTAGTAAATCGAAATCGCTACCAGCTGAATTATAGGTTTTAAGTTCACCCTCTTCAATGATTCTGTTTTCAAAGTCTTTTATAACTATAAATACTGGTTTACCGTCGTTATTAAACAACTTGTCTCTTTTGTCTAATAAGCTTATACAATCCAATTTCATAAACTTTCTGGTTATATTAATTAACCAGATAATAAATTTAACAATTAAAGGATTAAATACAAACACTGTTAAAACAAAAATAAATAGAAACAAAATATTTGCTTTTAGACCTGTAAGCAACTGAATTAAATTCAAATTTTTTAAATCAACATTATTAAAAATTATAAAACTATAAAACCATATCAAACATGTTTCAATAGAAAAAATCAATAATACAGGAGTATTGATAACCTTGTTTTTTTCACTAACTAAACCTATCATTGTTAGATATTTATATGGTATGTAACCTAAAACTCCTGTAAGAAGAAGCGCCCCTAGAAATTGAGTCATTTTATCACCTACTTTTTATTTTATTATAACATATTTAGTACCTAGTACTAAATTTTGGGTAGCCCACCTACCCTTATTATTTTTTACAAATTTACAGAACGTACGTTCCTACAGGAGGTATAAACATGTGGATTGAAAAATTTAAAAACAAAAATAACGAAACTAAATACAGATATTACGAGAAGTACAAAGATCCATACACAGATAAATGGAAGCGCGTAAGTGTTGTGTTGAACAAGAATACAAAACAATCTCAAAAAGAAGCAATGTTTCGTTTAGAAGAAAAAATAAAAGAAAAACTGAACAACAAGTCGTCAAGCGAATTAAAAACTTTGACTTTTCACGCGCTATTAGATGAATGGCTTGAATATCATATAAAAACATCAGGTTCAAAGTTGACTACTCTTAATAATATAAAAATAAGAATTAGAAACATTAAACGATACAGCTCTGAGAACTTGCTTTTAAACAAACTAGATACAAAATATATGCAGATATTTATTAATAAATTATCAGATATCTATTCTCAAAATCAAGTAACCCGTCAACTCGGAGATATGAAAGGAGCTATTAAATATGCAGTTAAATTTTACAATTATCCAAATGAATATTTGTTAACTAATGTCAAAATTCCTAAAAGAAGAAAAACAATAGAGGATATCGAAAAAGATGAATCTAAAATGTACAACTATTTAGAAATGAACCAAGTCCTACAGATACGTGATCATATACTAAATGATAATAAGTTACACAAGCGAAATCGCATTTTAATTGCCAGCATCTTAGAAGTACAGGCTTTAACTGGTATGCGCATAGGAGAACTACAAGCACTGCAGGAAAAAGATATAGATTTATTAAACAAAACTATTAATATAACAGGTACAATTCACCGCATTAAATACGAGGAAGGATTCGGATACAAAGACACTACAAAGACTATAAGTTCAAAAAGAAGTATCAGCATCAATTCTAGAACCGTAGAAATTTTTAAAAAGATAATACTGGAAAACAAAATGTTGAAAAGATGGAATTCGAGCTATGTTGACAGAGGGTTCATATTCACAACAAAAAAAGGGAATCCTTTATGTAATAATCAAATCGCCGGTGTGCTTAAGAAAACTACAAAAGCTTTAAATATGAATAAGAAAGTTACCACGCACACATTTAGACATACACACATAACTTTATTAGTAGAAATGAATGTTTCTTTAAAAGCAATTATGAAAAGGGTAGGACATGTAGATGAAAAAACAACCATTCGCATATATACTCATGTAACTGAAAAAATGGATAGAGAACTAACTCAAAAACTCGAAAACATTCCAAGTTAGCTTAAATCTGCCCTTTTTTTGCCCTTATATTTTTTACAAGCTTTATAAAACGCTTGAGAACACTGGCGTTAAAGCTTTTCTTGAAATAAACATATCATCATATTGTGATGGTTCAAATAACATCTGTACAATCAAAGGCTTCATGTTCTTAACAATATCATCTAAATGGTTATCTAAAATTGGTGACACTGCTTTTAAATCATTAAGAAATGGCTCCCATTTGCCTAAAGTATTATCTAATTCTTCTAATTTAGTTTTAATATAATTACAAGTTACATTAGGAATCAGGGACAAAAATTCTTTCTTTTTTACATTTAACATTTCAATTGCATGTCTTAAATTCTTACGTATTTTGGGAATTGTATTAATCAAATATTTTATTACATCAACAATTTTCGATGCATATTCATCATATATACTTTGAACATAGTCTGCTATTTTTTTAATACCATCATCGATATGGTCTTTTAATATTTTCATTTTTCTTCCTAAATAATTAGAAGGTATAACTAGACCCTGTACCATATTTTCGCCGCTACAATTAATTTGGAAATTCCCATCTAAAATTGTTGCATCTTGTTGTTTCATAATACTTCTAATTTCTGCAATTTGCCTACCATAAATATCATTTTGATTTTTTATTCGCTCTATATTCTGTTTCACTACTTTCAAATGTTTCATCATTTCTTCAGATACTCCATCTCTGAAGTCGTGATCTATATTTTTGAAAATTTCTAAAATTTCATTATCTATACTATCATACACTTTTTCTATAAAAGATTTTATACCTTTAAACAACTCATTAATTCTTTCTTTTAATGCATCCAATGCAAAATCAGGTAATAAGTGTTTAACAGCACTAATACTTTCTATTGTTTCATCTGCAACTTCTTCAAGTGAGTTTATTTTACTAATTAAAGTTCTTTCCATTTCTTCTAATTGAAATAAGTTAATCTTATCCTTAAATCCTTCTGATAATTGTTGCTTTCTATCTGCAAAATTTTTATTTTCATTTTCTGAGATGTTAAAACTTTCATTTAAAAAGATTACGCATTCTGCTAACATACCACTAGTTTCACCAGTAATCAGTTTACTCAACGCATCAAGATTTTCTAAATTAAGTTTAATTAAAGTTCCTCTTCCAGAACGTGCAATCGAATCCCCTGTCCAAACATTTATCGGAATTCGCCCATCCATATCTAATGTTATGTTAATAGTCTTTTTTACTTTTTTTCCATTTTTAATTTCTGTATCTTTTACCGACTTAATTTTGATTAGTGGTACAGTATCGTATGTGTTGTCTTTTCTATTTAACTTCCTTTTATAACCTACATGGCTGTCTATTAAAGCATCTAACCTGGGCACACCATCACTAATGTTAACGCGTTTTCCTGGCATATCTTTGATGAATGGATCTTGTAACCATGTTAATAAATCGTTGGTACTATTAAAACTAATCATATTATCAAAGCGTGGTCTAGCAAATTTCTGCCAAGCAGCATAAGGTACCATTGCTGGGTCAGTAGCAACAACTTTTTCATTTGGATGTTTCGCTCCTTGATATTTTGCTCCTGCACCGCCTTCCGAATTACCGCCATCCGCCACAATGGTTTTGTTTTTGTAATTATTTGGACTAACACCATATTTTTGTGTAAAGTTATACTTACTTAATTTATTAGCGTCATTTAGTTTGTCTCTATATAAATCTGCAAATTCGTCTGATTGCTTAAGATAATCCGTTGACTTATTACTATTATCCATTAATTTCGCATTTTGTAACCAATCATCTCCGATATCTAAAGATTTTAATGGATTATTAGGGTTTATTGCCTCATTAGATGTTCCTTGATAAATCATGGTTTGTTCACCAGTTGGTTTTCCTTTTTCATCCAACAATTCATAAATTTTTAAATCTGAGGCACCTTTTTTATTTTTATTTCCATTATCATTATATTCATCAACCTGCTTAAATCTTTTTCCGTTAACTGTAAAATCATTATCTTTATTGATGTCTTGATAAACCCAGTAACTACTCAATTCTGTTAAGTCTCTATCATTAATTTTATTCATCTTCAAATGCTCCAAACGACACTACTTTCTTATCATCAAAACGAGCTTTTTTTGTGCCAATAAGTTTATTTCCTAATTGAGTAGTTATAGTATTCTTGATTGGCATATCTTTTGTTCTTTCAATTTTCTCGGATAAATCTATTACATTATTTATCTTTTCTTTTCTATTTTTTTTATCATTCGTACTAAACAACGTTGCTACTGTATTACTATTAGCAGTATAATCTAACTCTTTTCTAGCTCGTTGCATACCCTCTTTAAATTCTTTATCATTTTTATGAATCAACGGTTCGTAATATTTACGATATTCTTTTAAGTTTCTTGATAAATATGTGATATAAAAGTATTCATTTTGATATCCAACGTTTTGTGTCTTGTTAATTGCCTCTTTTGTAAAGCCTGTATATTGATATTTCTTTTCATTTTCTTTGAAGAATTTATATAAGTTATCATACTTTTCTTTTTGCGCTCGATATTCAAAGCCACTCAGCACTGTACCCACCATCATACTCATATCATCACCATTGTCATTACTGCGCATTGATCCTTTTTGATGGATGGCATCTTTGTACAAAGGTAGACTTGCATTAAATACAATGCCATGATCTTCGCAATGCACATAAACTTCTAC